AACGACTGTATTAACTATCCTGTCCAGGGGGCTGCTTTTCATTGCCTTCTTTGGTCGTTTACCCGACTAGACAGACTAATTACCGACGAAGGGTTAAAGAGCCGCTTAATCGGGCAAATACACGATTCTATGATACTGGACGTTTACCCCCCGGAATTAGAATACTTGAAAAAGGTTATCTTGAAAATAACGTGTGAAGACCTTCCTAAAGCTTGGAAATGGATAGCAGTTCCATTAACAGTTGACATGGACGTTTATGAAATAGACGCTCCATGGATAAAGGAAAAGTAAGTTAAAATTTATTTGTATAATATAACATGAGTAAAGAAATATTAAAAGAAAGGTTGAAAACGAAGCAAAATGGTAAATGTAACATTTCTGCTGAGTTGTTAGGTATAGAAACTAACCTGTTTGATACTGATCGTATCAATCCTAAAGCGAATGGGGGAATCTATACGGTTGAAAATACTCGTGTGGTTACTCCAGTAGCTCACATGAAAAGACATTTCATCTATAAAGAAAGAACTCTCGAATTAACTCAATTAAAAGTTCTTATAGATGGAAGGGAGCAAATTCGAAAGTTGATGAATTCGTTAAATAATCGGTTACTAGCTGCCAAGCGTCAAACAGATCAAATGGACGCCATTACCAAAATATGGATCGAACAGCAAGTGAAAGAAACTGCAAGTCAACTTTCTAAACAAGATAGACGGATTGATAACTTCATAAAAAAACTTAACTTGCCGATTGTAAACAGCATGATGGAAATAAAAGGGCTTGGTACGATCACTATTGCTTATTTGCTAGTTTATATTGATATTAAAAAAGCAGAACACGCTTCTGCTCTTTGGTCTTATGTAGGTTTAGATAAACCATCGCATGAACGTTATACGAAAGGAGAATCAGGAGGCGGTAATAAAACTTTACGAACGGTTCTTTATACCTGGGCGGATTATCAAATAAAGGGTAGAACCATTTACAGAGATGTTTACGACAATGAAAAACTAAAACTTGAAAACAGTTTAAAGGTTGTTAAATCAAGAAATACCCAAGGAAAGTTAATTGAATGTCTTTGGAGCCAGACTAAACCTTGTCACCGGCATGGAGCGGCAATACGCAAAATGATAAAACATTTCCTTGCTGATTTATGGTTTGTTTGGAGAACGACGGAAAGATTACCAACAACTCCGCTTTATGTAGAAGCAGTGCTCGGACATACTGGAATTATTCGACCTGAAGAACGGGGTTGGAAGATAAGAAGAAAAATGATTAGAACAAAGTAAATCATTGAATTGAAGAAACCCAAAGGTTTTAAGTGAATCAAAATCAAAAAGAAACCCATTAAGAACAAATGAATCATTGTACACAATACATACAGACACGTAGAGTGAATCATTAATTATAAGAAAATCATCCCTAAGAAGTGAATCATCGATTTTAAGAAACCCAATAAACAAAAGTGAATCAGTACGCGCAAGAAACCTATAAATCGCTAGTGAATTATTTCGTAAAAGAAAACCATAACCAAAAAGTGAATCAAATTAATATCCAGAAAATAACGTATGAGTTTAGCATTAAAATACCGACCTAGTGATTTGAATTTCATTAAAGGCAACCGGGAAGTTGTGGACACATTGAAAGGACTCCTCAGTTCTTCAGAGTGTCCACACTCCTTTTTGCTACACGGTCCGACCGGATGNGGTAAGACTACTTTGGCCCGTATCATAGCCGAACGTTTGGAATGCAACGGAGATGATCGCCGGGAGATAGACTCAGCAGATTTCCGGGGAATTGATACCATCCGGGATCTGCGAAAGAAAAGTCAGTACATGGCAACCGATAATAAAAACCGGATATGGATTGTTGATGAGTGTCATAAACTTACTAACGATGCACAGAACGCCTTATTAAAAATACTAGAGGAACCCCCACCTCACGTTTATTTTGTTTTATGCACTACGGAACCTCAAAAGCTTTTGGAAACTATTAAAGGGCGTTGCATTCAATTGCAAGTGAAACCCCTAACTGATTCCCAAATGAAAGGGTTGTTCCGTAAAATTCTCATAGGGGAAAACGTTGAGATTGAGGATGAAATATTAGAAGTAATCATCCAAGATAGTATGGGGCTTCCACGAAATGGAATTAACGCCCTAGAACAGGTTATCAATTCCCCCCCGGAGCAGCGGTTGGAAGTAGCCAAAAGTTCAGCAGCTCAACAAGGAGCCGTAATAGACTTATGTAGAGCCTTGATAAGCGGTAGCAGTTGGAAAAAAGTGGCTACAATATTAGATAGCATTCGGGATCAGGAAGCTGAAAACATTCGTAGAATGGTGTTAGGGTATTGTCAAGGGGCTTTACTGCGGGGCGAAAGTGATCGTGCAGCTGCTATCATGGAAGCTTTTTATGAACCTACTTACAATATAGGGTTCCCCGGAGTTGTATATGCATGTTACACTGTTGTAAAAGGATAAATATGACGTTACTAGACCTAAGACTTGAATACAGAAAAGATACAGGGGATCAAAATATTCCCTTATCTGGGATTACATGGGATGATGCGGAATACGTAAGTTGGCTTGAAGATCAACTATTATATCTGCGAAGTAGACTGGGAATATCTGAAAAAGGAATTGCTACATTAAAGCAATTTGATGCTCGTTTTGAAAATATACGTAAGACAGTAACAGATATACAAAAAGAAAGATTTGGAATATGAACTACGAAAGAGACATTAAAATTGACGAAACGGCCTTAGACGTGGAATGGCTCGAGCAACCGGCGTTAATGATGAAATACGCTCGACATGCTGCTCAAATGAGAATGGAAACAGATATAGCCAAAGAACGTTTGGATATGGCTAAAGCCGAACTGGATAAAGCTATTAGAATGGATCCATCTCAATATGAAATAGCTAAGATAACGGAAGCAGCAATTTTAGCTGCTATCATCTCACATCCTGATTATACGGCAGCTAACAAAGAATTTCTTGAAGCTAAGTTTGAATCGGATGTAGCATCTGCTGCCGTTCGCGCTTTCGATGGACGAAAGGATGCCTTGGAAAACCTAGTCCGGTTACATGGGCAACAGTATTTCGCCGGTCCAAAAATGCCACGGGATATATCTTTTGAAAGAAAGCAGTTGGAAGATACTCGCGCAGCAAATCAAGCGGTCAGGATGAAACGAAGGAGGGAATAACATGACATGGGAAATTTGGATTTTAATAGGTTTCGNAGGTATAGTCATATTGGCTTTCATTATAAGCTATATTCAAATACGGGTATGGNTATACTTTGGAGATAAATTCTTGTTAGGAAAAAGTAATAAATTAAAAAAGCAAACAAACAATGAAGAAAACAAAAAGTAGGTTCAGAGGTAAGGTCAGTAAAGATGTTCAGCGTCAGCAAAGTGCCGCATCTTCTTACGGGTATCTTCAATTACCCAAAGGAGTAAACGTTTTCAGTGCCAAGCCGGGCAGTCGTAATGTTCTATTGGACATTCTTCCTTATGAAGTAACCGATGCCAAACATCCTGACAGGGATGATGAAAACGAAATAGCTGTACCAGGTACGCTATGGTTCAAACGTCCTTATTGGGTCCACCGCAACGTAGGATCGGGAAATGACACGGCGGTATGTCCGCTGATGTCTGCGAAAAAGCCTTGCCCTATTTGCGAATACCGTTCCAAGCTTCAAAAGAAGGGGGCAGATGCAGAAGAAATCAAAGCCCTTCGCCCATCCAAGAGAAATCTGTATGTGGTAGTTCCTCTCAATGACCGTGAGGAAGAGGCCACCCCTCACATCTTCGACATATCGGATTATAACTTCCAAAAGCTTCTCAACGAAGAAATTCAAACCGATGAAAGCTATGAAGTATTCCCGGACCTGGAGGAAGGTCTTACTTTGAAAGTTCGCTTCGATGCTTCTACAATTGGTAACAGTAAGCCGTATGCTGAAGCAAGCAGAATTGATTTCAAGGAAAGGGAACCGTATGAAGAAAGTATTTTGGATGAAGTTCCAAACTTGGATGTCGTGTTAACAATCCTTCCTTACGATGAACTCAACGCTAAATTCTTTGAAGTGGATACGGAGGAAGTTGGAGAAGATTTAGAGGATGAAGATGATGAAGAAGTCAAGCGTCCTGCAAGGAAAGCCAAAACTTCTGCTCCCACCCGTAAACCCCGTCATGTAGAAGAAGAGGAAGAGGAGGATGAAGAAGAGGAAGTTGAAGAAGATGACGATGAAGAGGAAGAAGAAGAGGCCCCCCCCAGAAGGAAACTTGCTTCCAAAACCCCTGCTAAGACTAAACCAGCCTCTCGCAAAACCTTGATAGAAGAAGATGAGGAAGAGGAAGAGGATGACGCGGAAGAAGAAGATGAGGAGGAAGAGGAAGAAGAAGCCCCACGTCGCAGGTTAACCCGTCAAAAGCCGACGACTTCCAAAGTTGAAAGTACGACAGGCAAAAAAAAATGTCCGTACGGTCACAGGTTCGGAATAGATTGTGAAGACTTCAAGGAATGCGAAACATGTAAGTTATGGAGCGACTGCTTGGAAGAAAAGCAAAGAAGGTAAAAAGTATTCTCAAGGAGAAGAAAAATCCAGATCATAAACTCGTAGGGACTTATTTTCCCCTACGGGTTTATACCTATTTGACGATGTTCACATTGGCCAAAGGGGTCACGCGGACCTATGTTCTCAAGGAGATAATAAACAAGTGGATAGAAGATCAACTAGAAAGCAATTCAGAAAAGGCCCTAATCCAAGAAATCATAAAGCGCAGTTGGCAACGTTGGGTGATTCAAAAGGTTTCAGGAAGAATAAGGATGCCTTTCATTAAGTTCATGAGTATATTATCAAGGGAATTAAAACGTAATCATCTGCCGGAAAATATTGTTAATCAAATAATCGAAGGCGTAAATCAATGCTATGCAAAGGATCAAGAAATCAGACACGATGCTTAGTACTCAAATGAAAGTACGGGCAGTAGTAGAACCTAAGAAAAAGGGAAAGGAGGAACGAGATGGGGATTTCGAAAGGATCATTCACAGTGGCAGTACGTTATTGGACTTGGTCATATCTGGAGATAGGGTACATGGTGGTGGCTTACCAAGTGGAATACTCGTGGAAATCTTTGGTCCAAGCGGAAGCGGTAAAACTGTCCTCCTTAGTGAACTGGCAGGAGATGTACAACGTTCAGGCGGAAGCATACTTTTTAATGACCCTGAAGGCCGTCTCAATCCACGATTTGCTAAAATCTTCGGTTTGGAACTAAAGAAAGGAAGTTACTCCATGCCCGATACCGTTCCCGAAGTTTTTAAAGCCGTCCGTGCGTGGACCCCAGAAGGAAAAAATATCATCCATGGAATTTTTGCAGACTCCCTGGCTGCGCTTTCCACCGATATGGAAATGGATGCTAAAGACGGCGATAAGATGGGAATGCGAAGGGCTAAGGAATTTTCTGAAGAACTACGCAAAACATGCCGACTGCTTAAGCAAAAAGGGTATCTGATGGTTTGTAGTAATCAGGTGCGTGAAAACCTAGATGCAGGAATGTACGGGCAAAAGTTTAAGGCNCCNGGCGGAATGGCTATGGAATTTTATTCCTCCTTGCGTTTACGGACTTTCAACCCTGAAAAGATTTACGAGATCCAAAAGGTAGCCGGGAAGGAAGTCAAGCGCGTGGTAGGAGTAAATGTTCAAATCGAAGTTTCCAAGAGTTCTATCAGTAAGCCTTACCGATCAGCCCCGGTTACTATCATATTTGATTACGGGGTTGATGATATTCGTCAAAACATCAAATACATAAAAACCTATACCAAGGCAACCACTTACGTATTAGGGGGCAAAAACATAGGTAAGAGTTTAAATGAAGCTATTGACTATATCGAAGAAAATCACTTGGAATTAGAATTGAAAGAGGAAGTGATCAGTTTGTGGGAAAAGATTGAAAAGAAGTTTGATAGTAACCGTAAACCAAAAATAAGGGAATGAAACGAAGAAAAACATATAAAATACTGGCTTTGGACATCGCTACGTACTGCGGGTACGCGATCTCACATTCCCTATTCGGTGTGTGGGACCTTACGCCTAAACGTGATGAAAGTGCTGGAATGCGGCTTATCCGGTTCCGGGCTAAATTACGGGAGGTTATCGATTTAGAATCAATAGACCTTGTTGTTTTCGAAAGACCCGGAGGTCGACATGTAGGAGCCGTTATTGTTCAATCAGAATTGCAAGGGCAGGTTAAAGTCGTATGTGAAGATTTACACATCGAATACCGGGGGTATTCCTCTCAGGAAATTAAGAAGTTTGCCACCGGGAAAGGTAACAGCGGGAAACCCGCGATGATTGCAGCCGCCCAAGCAAAACTTGGTTATACTGGTTCAAATGATAATGAAGCCGATGCTTTATGGTTACTGGAACTTGCTAAAAGTGAATATAAATGAAATACTTCGTGATTAATGTCTTTGGAATAGATGAGAAAGGTCGAAGAGTTAGAGGAGGGCATGTTATTAAAGCTGCTTCCAAAGAAGATGCTTTAGAATTGCGAGAAAGACATGGAATATCAAATCCCCGGTTTGCAAAAGGAGAGTTAAGAATAACCTGTTACGAACTTATATTAAAAGGACCACTTGCAAAGTATGTTCAACGTCTATTGCAAAGAAGAAGATTAGGACACGGAGGAAATATTTGGTATGAAGATGAAAACAAAACTTTACAAATAGAAAGGTAACCACAAATGAGTGCAGAGGAATATAATTTAATTACATTATGTCTTCCCTGCAATGTAAGAGCAAATAGTAATAGAGAATATTGGAAAGCAACATATCAAAAAATAATACATGATAAAAAGTATCAAAATATTGAATTTTCAATCTCATGAGAAAAGTGAACTGTTTCTTGCCCCAGGTGTAAATGTAATCGTAGGGTCGAGTGATAGTGGTAAAACAGCAATCATCCGCGCTATCCGTTGGCTTTCCTGGAATAGACCTTCTGGTGATGCCCTCCGGTCACGATGGGGAGGGGCAACCAACGTTCTCCTTGAAACAGAAGAGGGTATTATTCGCAGGGTTAAGGATAAGACGGATCAATATGAACTCAAATTACATGGTAAAAGTGATCTTGTCTTTAAGGCTTTTGGTACTTCAGTTCCGCAAGAGATTTCTGCATTCCTTAATCTTGACGAAGTAAATATTCAACATCAGTTCGATTCATCGTTTCTTATCTCAGAAACACCCGGACAAGTCGCCAGTCATTTCAACAGGGTTGCTCGACTTGATAAAATCGACTCAGCCGTATCTGCCATCAACGGTTGGATCAGAGGATTGAAAAGTGATGTTGATCACCTTGAATCAGACTTGGAAACCGAAAGAGGAAAGCTTACTCAATTCGATCACCTTGAAAAGTTTGAAGCCGATGTAGAAGTCTTGGAAGAAACTCAGCAACAACTTACTGCTTTAAAATCCCGTAAGGAAGTTCTCAACGGATTGATTATCTCACATAAAAAGATAACAGATGATATTGAAGAATTGTCCCCGATGTTAGAACTGGAGGAACTGGTTGATAATTTAATAGCAAAGAAACAGACTTATACTGTTTTACAAGATGAATATACTGACTTTAACAACTTAATTGAAGACATTGAAGATACTGTTAAGGAAATTGCGGAAGAGGAGGTTTTTGTAGCAATCGAACCGTTCGTGGATGCACTAATAACGAAANATGNAAAACTCGCCGAATTACGTGGTAGATACGAAAAGTTATATTCAGAAATAACCACATTATCCACCCTAAACCAAACTGAGCGTAGAACCAAAGAAAATGCCCTTGCTTTAGAAGAACGTTTTCATAAGGAGATGCCAGATATTTGTCCTTTGTGTGGGCTGGACAGAACACTGAAGATTAAAGGAGCAGAACTATCATCTATAATTATAAGAGACGGGAGGAAATGATATGAGATTTAAAGTTGAAAATTTATCAGGTAATATTTATCAGGTATTGGAAAGAGTGTATGTAGGAGCGCACTGGACAAGTCCAACAAGACCTATAACCCATTCAAAAGAAATTGTAGTAGAAAATTGGAATGTGTTATTTCAAGGAACTTTACCTGAATGTGAAGCATGGATAAGACTTAAAGAAGGAGGATATTTATAAATGAAAATCAGACATCATCACACAAACATTTACGAAGTAACTAACGCAGATGAAACAATTGTTTGGTTCCGTGGTACTTGGAAAGAATGTCAGAAGTATATAACAAAAAACAATGCAAAGAACGAAAAATAATATTCCAAATAAATGGGAAGATAAATCAGGCAACGGCAATCATCTGCGTAAGAAGCCAGATGCTATTCTTACTGGTGACTGGCACCTACGAGAAGATACCCCTACTGCATTTAAAGGAGACTTTCAAGAGGAGCAATGGACTGTTGTTTATTTCATATCCGATTTACAAAAGAAATATGATTGTCCGATAATACATGCCGGTGATCTATTTAATCATTGGAAACCTTCTCCATGGTTGATTACAATGGCGATGCGATATTTACCTAATTCGTTTTATACTATTTATGGTAACCATGATCTTCCTCAGCACAATCTTGAACTTGCTGATAAATGTGGGATAAATGTATTGAAAGAAGCTGAAAAGTTAAACGTCATAGGTGGGACGCATTGGGGGCAAGTTC